ATCTATGGGAAACACCGAAAGATAAGTTAGCTTGGTTCAAGATTTTAATTGATGCCAAAGAAATGGAGAAGGAGCAGATAAAACAGGCTTATTTAGATTCTAGCGAAGAGACTTGTAGAAGTTATGGAGAAGAAGCTCCACATGATGATCCAAAATTTGCAGAATTATATTATAAAAAAACCTACGAAAAGAAATGAGAAAGTACTTCTATCTAGGAAAAGAAATTCAGAGACCGGGAGATCTAGCACCGAAAGGTGTTAGGTCTACCTACCAAACTGAAAAACTACCATTCAACGAAACCTTTGAAAGGATATGGCAGCTTGCAAACATGAAGCCCTAGTGCCTTTGGTCAGGGAACTATACACACAAGGGAATACAAAGCACCAGATAGCTGAGATCATGGGAGTAGGCTTGGCAGCGGTTAACTACATCCTATACGGAATTCTGGAAGTGCAGAGAAATAACCCAAGAGGAAACCTAGTAAATGAGATGCCAAGGGAACTAGTCAACCGGGTGATAACCCTTGCCTGTTGGGGATACTCCAAGAAGGAGATAGCTGAAGATCTAAATGTAAAAGAAAAGCTAGTCAGCGATCTGATCAAGGAGGCTACTGATAAAAAATTGATTCAAAAATTTTCTTGAAATGTTTTTTATTCTAATTTATTTCTAAGATATTTGATCTATCAAATAACTCTAACCCCTTCACACTATGAAAACTATTACAAACACATCCGGAAGCAAGGCAGTAAAAATCAGCAAAGATGCTACAGGTAGATTCAGAGCATTTTATGTTCAGTTCTTTCAAGGCATGGATCAGGTACTACTAGCAAAGGACTTTTCAAGTATCAAGAATGCAGAGAAATGGGCTGCTAAAATCCTTAACTAATCACAGCCCTTCGGGGCTTTAATTTCTACACTATGAAAATTATCGGAAAAATCCTTTACGCAATTCTGGCATTCGCTCCAATCTTTGCGCTGTTCTACATGCTAGGTCTTAAATTATCCTGATATGCAAAAGACAACAAAGCTAGAATCACTCAAGAAGGTAGGTCACAGATTCTTTGTGAGGCATCCTAAATTCAGAGGCGAAGGAACGCTATTTTACAAAGATGAGCAGTTCTTTTATTTACCGGCATTTGCTCCACAGATCCAAATGACTGAAGAAGAAGTATTAACTATTTTAAACAACTAACCAAAAACACCTATGGAAAATCTAACTATTAAAACCCTCAAGTCAGTAGAACTAGAAAGCGAGTTCACCCTATCTACCTACTTCACCATTAACCAGTACACAAGCTATAAGCTGCTAGACAAAAACACCTGCGTAGCTGTAACCTATTACCCAAATAGAAAGGATACAATTTTTTCTCTGGAGTTATTCCCTAGCATCCGGGTTGAGAATATCCGCTATGTTCAGTACATAGTCAAGCCTGAGAACTACAAGGAGATCACAGAGGAAGAATTCAACATCAATCTAAACGAGTGCAAAAAATTTATTTTAAGCCTATGAAATCCACAGACTCACAAACTGCCTTGATCAAAGGATGGCTATTAAATGGCTACTCCATCACTCAGCTAGATGCCCTGAATATGTTTGGCTGCTTCCGGTTATCCGCAAGGATCGCTAACCTACGGGATGAAGGGCTAGATATCATCACCGACATGGTGACGGTAAATGATAAAAGAATCGCTAAATACTACCTGCAAAGATGACCAGAGAAGAAATAATTACTGAATTGAATCACCGTAATACTCAGAAGTACTTGGTGTATTTAGCCCTACAGGAGATCATGCTTGATTACTACGAAGATGTATCCATGCTCAAGTTCTTTGATTTGGATCTACAGACAAAGCACAAGAACATTATCAATGCTTTAAAGCGGAAGTCTACACAGGCTTTCCGGTACTTGGAAGGATACGATTCTGGAGAAGCTACTATCAAGCAATTTCATGAGTTTGTAACGCTATTTGAAAGGCTGCACACTGCTATCGACTCAGGCGGTTCTATATTCCATGACTGTCTAAATGCTGTAGAAGAAATCCTAGATAAAAATGAGAAGGCGCAACCTAACTGAATACGAAAAGGAATTGATCTTTTCCAGATGGCAGGATCGAGTTCCAACTAAGGTAATAGCCTTGGAACTGGGGGTAAGCTACTCATGCGTTTTTTTTCATCTAAAACGCAGATCTCTAGTAGGGTAAATGAAAAAAGTTTTATATTTGTACATCGAATTATTCCTGTGTGGTAGCAAGAATAATTCCATAGGTTAACTAAACCTAAGCCCGGCTGTCTACCACCAGTTGGGCTTTTTTATTTTCTAAAATGCAGGGTAAAAAATCATTTGTTTTGTACACGGATCAGCGGGAAGTTTTTGATGAACTTTCAGATGAAGATGCCGGGAAGTTGATCAAGCATATTTTTTCCTATGTGAATGATGAAGATCCAGTCACAGAGGACAAACTTATCAAGGTGGCATTCCTTCCTATTAAGACTCAGCTAAAAAGAGATCTTAGGATCTGGGATGAAAAGAAGGAGCAAAGGGCAGAGGCGGGAAAGAAGGGCGGTCTAGCAAAAGCTAGCAATGCTAGAAATGATCTAGCAAAACCTAGCAATGCTACAAATAATGTAGCAAACCTAGCTGTAAATGTAAATGGTAATGTAAATGTAAATGGTAATGTAAATGATAATGTAATATCTTCTATTACTATTTTTACTACTAGGAGGCTAGGAGGAAAAAACCTATTTGAAGATATGGCTCACATCTACGATCTTACAGATGATCAAGTTCAGAAGCTATATCAGGAATGGGATCTTACCCATGATGATAGAACCTTTGAAAGCGAAAAGCATTTAAAAAATAGTTTTATCTTGTTTGTAAAAAATAACGCAAGCAGGTTTAAGCAGTCAAGGGTCAATACTTACCGGGCAAAAGAAGAAAAGCCTAAGAGCAAAAACATATTTGCGGATATGTACCAAGAACTACTCAAGGAAGAAGAACTTAAAAAACAAGCAAACCAATGAAAGCAATAATTCTGAAACACCTGCAAAAGATGGAATTCGTTTGTGGGCTTAAGCAATTTAAAGAGTACAGCCAAGAAGATGCAAAGGAACTTCTTGACTGCCTAAACAAGCTATTTACTAGCTATGGGTGGATGAGTGAAAACCGGGTTGATTACATTCTTCATGCAGGGATGCGGGGGCAGTACGGGGACTTTTACCATGTTAACGAAAAGAATGTAAGCGGTTGGATCAATCAATACTATACGCACCACCAGAGCCAAATAGTACAGGAAGTACAGGCAATGAACAACAAAGATCAAGAGCCTACCAATGAAGAAATAGAATACTGGATCGGAGTAGGGAAGCAGATATTCCGGGATAATTACCAGTACGCAAAAGATCACGGCTTCTGCAAGGATCTAGCTGAGTGGGGTGCTAATTGGTTTAATAAGTTCCAAGAGAAAGGAATACTAAAGCCTTGGGAGTATCCGGTAGAAGACATTGAAAAGGATGTACGAAGGGAATTAAGGATCAGTACCCGGCACATAGATGAAGTCACCGTAGGGGCAAAGTCAAAGAATAAGATCTGGAAGCTATTTATTCTGGAATCAATTAAGGAAAATAGAAACCTAGATCAGCTAATATGAAAGCCACTTATTTTTTATCCAACAGAAAAGAAAAGAATGGGCATCAATTACTCAGGCAGATTCAAATGTTTTTAAAGCGCAAAAAAATAGCTTTGAACTCAGAGATTTTGATTGAAATAAGTGAGGCTATGAAATCGGAAACTAAATTTAACACTGTCAAAATAACTATATCCTAAATGAAAAAGATACTTAATCAATTTATCCCTAGCAAGCAGGATCTATTCAGCATCCAGTCTACCTTGCTTTCAATCTTTGCCCTGTTCCATTTCAAATTTGATTTTGGGCTTTTGTTTATTGTGATAGTAGCGCTTTATACTATTGGAATGGATCTACTCTATAAGATCTGCAAATGATTCAATTCAAGATAAATGAAAAGCCTCTTTCAGTCAATGGGGCATTCTTAGGTAGAAAGATAAAATCTGCGGCATACAGGGAACATGAAAAAAGTATGCTTCTGAGAATGCCTGCTGGAAAAGTAGATCCTAATGTAATGCTTCGAGTGGAATTATTTTTTGGGTTCAGCAGCAAAGCCTCCGACATTGACAATGGCATAAAAGTCACCCTAGATTTGGCTCAGAAGAAGTACGGATTTAATGATAAGATGGTCTTCGAGTTGAATGTCAGAAAGTGCATAGTGAAGAAAGGAGAAGAATTTATTCACATGGGGATCTATAAGATGCTACCTTTTTAAATATTTTTTTTATTTGATTATTAGATTTTAATAATTTCATTACATTTACACCATAAACAACAAACCAAAAAACAATGGATGATTACTGCCAATTTATCGAAACAAAAAAGCGCAAGGCTTTAAGGTCTGGATTTAAACTAGATCAGGATCAACTTAATCCTAAGTTGAAAGATTTTCAAAGGTTCATAGTTCAAAAAGCACTAGAGCATGGTAAGTATGCCTTATTTGCAGATACAGGACTAGGAAAAACATTCATGCAGTTAGAATGGGCTAACCATGTTTTAAAGCATACCAATGAGCCTGTTTTAATTTTAGCACCTTTGGCTGTGGTAAGTCAAACAATAAAGGAGGCTAAGAAGTGGAAACTTGAATGCCAACATTTAGATGATCAGGTTCTATCTAATTCGGTGTATATCACTAACTATGACCAACTTGATAATATTAATACTTCATTATTTTCAGGGGTAGTACTAGATGAATCTTCAATCCTTAAAAATGAATCTGGAAAAACTAGACAGCAGATCATTGACTGCTTTAAATTAACTCCTTACAAATTAGCATGTTCAGCAACACCTAGCCCAAATGATCACATGGAACTAGGAAACCATGCTGAGTTTTTAGATGTATGCTCCTATCATGAAATGCTAGCGCAGTACTTTGTTCATGATGGTGGAGAAACTTCTAAATGGAGACTAAGAAAGCACGCTGAAAAAGACTTCTGGGATTTTGTGCTTTCATGGGCTATAGCAATTGATAATCCCAAAACATTTGGATTTGATGGCACAGGATATGACTTGCCTGAAGTTAACTACATAGAGCATTTGATAGATGTCGCTTCAGATAAAACAGATCTATTCGGTGAGGCTATAGTATCAGCAACTGATCTACACAAAGAATTAAAAGCAAGCCAACATGATAGATTTAATTCTGTTTTACAAATATTAAAAGATCAGCCGGATGATCAGTTTCTTATTTGGGGGCTTTCAAATACTGAAACAGAAGCGCTTCAAAAATTAATATTTGGATCTATAAATGTTAAAGGATCTGATACACCAGAGCAAAAAGCTAAAAATTTACTAGCATTTGGTGATGGTGATATCAAATACTTGATAACCAAAACAAGCATAGCAGGAATGGGTCTAAATTATCAGAATGCAAATAATATGATTTTTCTAGCCTACGACTTTTCATTTGAGAAGTTCTATCAAGGGGTAAGGAGAATGCATAGATTCGGTCAAAAGAATCAGGTAAATGTCCACATACTTACACCTAAGAATCAAATAAATGTAAAGGGTAAAATACTAGAATCAGAAAAAAAGCATAAGAAAATGATATCAGAACTAGCAAAGAAATCAAGCGAGTATAAAGAATTCAAGAAGGATCTAGGTCAATATAATGATCTAATTACAAAAGACTTTAAATGTTTAATTGGAGACTGTGTTCAAAGATCAAAAGACATTAAAGATAATGAATTAGATTTAGTGGTATTCAGCCCCCCATTCGCTGAGCTTTATGTTTATTCAGATAAGCCTGAGGATATGGGGAATGTGGCTAACTATCAAGAATTTGAAAAGCACTTTCAATATTTGATCCCTCAAATTAAAAGAACATTAAAGCCGGGTAGGATCTGCGCTATTCACTGCATGGATCTTCCTATTCAGAAGGGCAAAGAAGGATTTATTGGATTAAGAGACTTCTCAGGAATGCTTATTAAATGGTTTGCAGACAATGGATTTGTATACCATGCACGAACCACAATATGGAAAAACCCTGTAACTGAAATGCAAAGAACCAAGGCACTAGGTCTGTTGCATAAAACTATCAAAAAAGATAGTTCAATGAGTAGGGTAGGTATTCCTGATTACATTTTGTTTTTTAGAAATGAAGGAGATAATCTAATTCCAATAACTCACCAAGATCAAGACTCAAGCAAGCCAGACTATTTGCCTGTAGATCTTTGGCAAAAATATGCTAGCCCTGTTTGGTATGATGTTGATTATTCTAGGACTTTGCAATACACTACTGCTAGAGATTCAAATGATGAGAAGCATATTTGCCCTTTGCAGTTAGATACAATTGAAAGAGTTATTCATTTGTACAGCAATGAAGGAGAGACAGTAGGATCTTTCTTTGGTGGTATTGGATCTGAAGGATATCAGGCTTTGAAGATGGGCAGAAAGTCAGTAAGCATAGAACTTAAAGAAAGCTATTTCAAGGTAAATGTTCAGAATCATAAAAATGCTGTGATGCAAAAATCTACTTTGACTCTTTTCTAATTGGCTTATTCATTCATACTAAGACCTTGGCTATGTAGTCAAGGTCTTTTTATTATCAATTAATTAGACAAAAAACAGCCTTTAAAATTGCATATTAATTTTTATCCTATATTTGAATAAATAACAAACCAAATGAGCGTAGAAGAAGGAAGATTCATCAGGCAAGCCAGAAAGAAAAGCGGCTTCACTCAGTTAGAACTCTGCAAGAAACTAGGCATAAGCCATGCACCTATCAATCAAGTAGAGAACGGATGGGAGTCAATCAGCCTGTTCAATCTTAGAATGATCTGTGAGGCTGTAGGTCTTGAGGTAGTGATTAAAGAAAAGAGGGAAGGCTAAGTGATCCGACCTGCCTACAAATCGGATGTGAGGTGTTAGTAGGTAGCCTTCCTTATTAAGATAAAAAAAAATAGAATGCCTAGAATGCTTCCCAAATCGAAACTAGATTACTCACTTGAGATCCGGTACAGGCTTTCAAATGGGGAGTGGTCTAAGTGGATGAATAAGGGAAAAGGCAGCTTTCAAAACATTGAACTAGTCCAGAGTCAGATAAGGATTCTGGCAGCCTCATACAAGGGCAGAGAAAAGGAAGTAAGGTTTGAATGGAACGGATGGCTGTGTGACTATGCAGGACTGCCTACGGGCGAAGTTATAAGCCTTAAATGAAAGCGATTGAATGGCTATACGATCAAGATTTTAAATATGTATTCCAGAACATAGGGAAGGATCTTTGGGAAGATCTACGGCAGGAAGTTGCGGTAATAGTCCTAGACTACGATCAAACTAAACTCAAGGAGCTAGAAGCCAAAGGCAAGCAGGTATTTAAGTTTTGGATAGTTCGGATCTGCTGTAACCAGACCAATAGCAAATACGGGAAGTTCGGTAGGATGTACGCAGCCCTAGTACCGGTGGAGGATATAGTCAAGTTTGTAAAAGAAGAAGAAGAAATAGACAACAGCCAAGGGGTTGCAGACTCGATATTAAAGATCATTGAAACGCTTTATTGGTACGATCAAGAGATACTCAAGATGTATGTAGAACTGGGGTCAGTCAGGAAGGTAAGCAAGCAGACAGGCATTCCGCATACTTCTATTTTTATCACAATTAAAAACATTAGAAAATGTATCAAGCAGCAGCTAGTATATTAGGATCAATCGGGATAACCCTGATCTACTTCTACATCCTCAACTTTCCTAAATTTTTTAAGAAAGTCACAGGAAGAAATTTGGTCAAGCCTTTTAGCTGTTCTTTCTGTATGTCCTTCTGGATCAGCTTCTTTTTTCTAATATTAAAAACGGATTTGCTTTCTGCAATATTTATCAGTAGCGCAGTACCCTTCATGTACCTATATGTGGAGGATCATTTCACTAACAAATTTGAACTATGACACCTGAAGATCACGAATTATTCAAGAAGCATTTTGAACTATACGAATGCTACAAGAAGCACGCATTCATCCGGAACTATTCCAAGGAAGTCTATGCGGAACTTATCCACCTATACACTACCTATGTCAATCCGAAGCATACCTTCAGCCATTGGTGCAGTAGCTGCCGGGCAGAACTAGTGAACTACCTGTACGGTTGGTACACCAATGAGGAAAACACAACTTGGTATCGGCAGCAAACTGAAGAAAGTGCCGAAGTTCAGGAAGCAACTTTCACAACAGGAACCACGGTGATCGAAAACAAGCCGGTCAAAAGAAGAAGAAAAACCAAATAAATACACAGATGGACAACAAACCAAAAATTAGACTAGGCAACGGAAAGAAAAGAAGCGGATCATGGCTTACGGCTGCGATCTGCTTATCCGATGCTGAGGCTCACGCTTACACCTACAATGGGAAAAAGTATGTGAACCTAAATATCAATATCTACGATCAGCCAAATGATTACGGGAAGGATGTTGCTATTACCTTAAACGATTACAAAAAGGAAGAAAATATTAACCCAAAGGATAATAAAATGCCTTCCGCTCCTGTTCCTTATCAAGCCGAAGAATACGATCTACCATTTTAAAAAACCACAAACCATGTCAAACTTTCAATTAAATTTTAACAGCCCTAAAAAGGTAATCAGCATCACCCTAGATCATGAGGAAGGAATCTTTCAACTTGCCTACTTGTTTAAGAAGTTGCTAGATGATGCAGGGATCGAAAACAAGCTAGAGGAGAAGGATATAGAAACTCCAGAGGCTACGGAAGTAACGAACGAAAAACTAGACTAAACAAGGAAAATACAGCGATGCCAAACCCCGAAAATATAGAACAGTACAAATTTCAGCCCGGTGAAAGTGGTAACCCAAATGGAAGACCAAAAGGGGCTAGAAATAGATCGACATTAGTACGGGAATGGCTCGAGGTAAAGATGAAAGAAAGAAACCCTATTACGGGTCAAACTGAAGAACTAGAGCAGCAGGACATGATGACCTTAGCCTTAATTAAAAAGGCTAGGGAAGGTGATGTGCAAGCCTATAAAGAACTTATGGATTCCGCTCATGGAAAGATTGAGCAAAAAACAGATATCACTTCAAAAGGTCAAAAAATATTTGAAGTCAAGATAGTGGATGACAGTATCTAGCATCAAAACAAATAAGGTATTCCGTCACCTTGAGACTAGCAAATCAAAGATAGTAGTACAGCAAGGTGGTACCAGATCCGGGAAAACTTACAATATCCTTCTCTGGATCATCTTCAGCTACTGCCAAAGAAACGAAGGCAAGATCATCACCATCTGCAGGAAGACTTACCCGGCTTTGAGGGGTACCGTCATGCGGGACTTTTTAACTATCCTCAAGGATCACGAGATCTACTCAGAAGATGATCACAGCAAGACAGCCTCAGAATACAAGCTGAACGGCAACACGATTGAATTCATTTCTTTAGATATGCCACAGAAGATCCGGGGTAGAAAGCGGGATCTGCTTTTCGCAAATGAGGCAAACGAACTGACCTTTGAAGATTGGCAGCAGCTTCTTTTCCGTACAAATGAAAAGGTGATCATTGACTTTAACCCTTCGGAAGAATTCCACTGGATCTACGATCAGGTTCTAACCCGGAAGGATGTAGAGTTCTATCAGACTACCTACAAGGATAACCCATTTTTAGGGGCTGAGATCAAGTCAGAAATTGAAAGGCTCAAAGATATAGACGAAAACTATTGGAGGGTCTACGGGCTAGGAGAAAGGGGTCAGAGCAGATCCTTAGTATATACTTTCAGTACTACCAAGCAGATCCCGAAAGAAGCTAAGCTAGTAGCATACGGGCTTGACTTTGGATTCTCAAATGATCCTACGGCATTGGTTCGGACTTACATTTTAGATGATGCGATGTATGTAGATGAATTGATCTACCGAACAGGAATGACCAACCAAGACATAGCCAAAGAGATGCAGATCCTTGGGCTAGAAAAAGCTAATGAAATCTTTGCTGATTCAGCAGAGCCAAAAAGTATAGAGGAGATCTACCGAATGGGATGGAATGTGAAGCCGGTAATCAAGGGGGCTGTGAACCTAGGTATAGATATCATCCGCAGGTATAACCTGTATGCTACAGAAGGAAGTTATAATCTGATCAAAGAACTGCGGAACTACAAGTACATCGAAGATAAGAATGGGCAGATCACCAACAAGCCAGTAGATAATTTCAATCACGCTTTGGATGCCCTGCGCTATTCCGTGGTGAATAAGATCAGCAACAGCCATCTAGGGAAGTACTCCTTCAGATAGATACATCAAACCAAAAAAATATATTTAAAACTATGTGGGATAAATTGACTGTTGGGCAGTTCATTAGCCTGTACGATATTGAGACAAATGCAAACCTGAATATAATCGAGAAGCAGCAGAAGATGCTTGCAATCGTGGAGGGGAAGGATGAGGAGATCTACGATACCTACAAGTACCGGGATCTGATGCACGAGTACGCAGAGAAGCTGTCCTTCTTTGACAATATCCCGGATAAAAAGCCTGCGGACTATTTGCAGGTAGGGGAAAATAGATACAAGTTCTGCTATGAACTACACGAGATCACGGCAGGGCAATACATTGATATCTTGGCTTTTAGCGGTGAGATCATGCAGATTAATAAGATTGCTGCCTGCTTCTTTCTTCCGATGAAAGGAGACAAATATCAAGGCTATGGGGTGGTGCCTCATGATGTGGTAGCGGATGATTTGCTAGGGGCAAAATTCATAGAAGTATATAGCTGTATGCTTTTTTTTTGTCAATTATTCAGCGAATTAATCGGAACTACCATAACCTTCTCAATGGAGAATCAAAAGATGGCGAAGAAGGTACTGGATTTATGGCAAGGTGGGGCTGGGTATTTAGCACTAAGCAGGTCGCAGACTTCCAGAATATAACAGTAAACGAAGGCTATGAAATGAGGGTAATTGAGTACCTGAATACCCTAGCATATTTAAAAGATTACAATAAGGACAAGGAAGCGCAGTTAAAAAAATGGCAGTTGCAACAAAAAGTCAAGTAGCAAACCTAAATGTAGGGGGAAGGAAACTTCAGCCCAATGAATACATTCAGGAAGTAGAGAAAATTGCTGTTGCAAATGTTAAGGATGCGATGCTGAAACTAGGTGGCAATATTGTCACCAATCTAGCAAAGTATTCCCCTGCCGATTCTGGGAAGTTGTCTTCTTCTTTCTCTGTGATCGGAGTAAGCGAAACTAAGACCGGATACAGGCTTGAAATAAAAGTAGGGGTTGACTATGCTGACTACATAGATAAGGGCGTCAAGGGCATTAAAAACAAGCGCAAGACCTACAAGAATGAAGAGGGGAGATTCTACCAGTTCAAAACCTACTACATGCCTGCAGCAGCTTTGAAGCAGTTGGAAGGATGGATGAAGCGGAAGAACATGGAGATAGAAGCTACCAACCTGATCGAGGGTCGAAGTATGCTGCCACAAATTTCAAGTAGTGCCAAGCGATTAGCCTACTATATTAAAAAGTACGGTATTGAAGGAAGGCAATTTATCAAAAAGTCAATAGATGAAGCTACTCCAGAATTCAATGTTGATATCAAAACCATTGGAACAGACTCACTCATTTTAAGAATAAGCAAATGATAACCCTAGTAGAACCTAGCATAGACATCCTTCCTGCATTCAACAGGATTAACTACACGATCAGCAGCACGAACTCAGAAGAAGTAGGCTTCAAGTATGTTGTGAAAGTCTACAATTCAGCAGATGAACTTGTGACCACTGCCTACTATGACAGCCCGGCAGATCCAAGCGATCCGGTGGAGTTCGATGTTTCCAAGTATGTCTCTGTAGATTTTAGCTACAGCAAAGGATTCTATGAGACGGCTACTTCTTCTAGTTCTACCAATGCGATTAAAAGCTATTACTTGAAGTGCTATGAGTACTATGAGGTAGGCGGTGAATTTGTTATTGTTTTAGCTAGTGAAGTGGTCAGTGAAACTAAGTACGCTTTTGCTGGGGCTTTCCCTTTGCTAGAATTGAAAAATTGGTACGCAGAACAGGCTCAATATTGGGGATCTAGCAATTCAATCTACAAGCCTTTGACAGATTGGGACACGATCAAGGTGCGGGAGACAGATGCTCAGATATTCGGATTCATTAACACCGGGCTTTTGGTGAATTGTGAACTGCTAGTAACCTATACAAACGCTACCACTCAAACCTACTACATCACACCTACTTCCGTATCAACTCCAAGCTTTACCTACATTCAGATCACACCTTTGACCTACGGATCAGGTGTAGCTTCTATTCAGCTTTTTGTCAACTGGAATAACGGATCTGCAAGGCGGTACAAATTTGCAACCCTATATACCCAATCCTGCGGTCGATACGATCCGATGCGAATAGCTTACCTGAATAAGTACGGGGCTTTTGACTTCTTCAACTTTGATCTAGTTAATAAGACTACATTCCAGATCGAGAAGAAAGGCTATGAAAGAAACTACAGCGGGGATATCTATGAGGCAAATGGGATCGTGGTCAAGAATGTGAACCCGGTATATTTCACAAAAGAAACTCAGAACTGGAGAATCATTTCTGACTACTTGAATGATGTTCAGGCGGAACTTATCCGGGAACTATACTCTTCACCTTTGGTCTACTTGAACCTAGTGAATGATAACTATATCACTCCTTCTTGGATTCCTGTCAAGCCAAACGCTACCACCTACGAAGTGAAGAAAACGGCTTCGGATAAGCTGTTCAATCTTGAATTGGATGTGGAGTTTCAACTTCTTAACACCAGACAGGTAATATGAGCGCAAGACTATTTGTAGAAGGAATTGAAGCGGACACCCTTGGGGATATTGATGTAGATTTCACCTTTTCGGTTTCTGACATCAGCGATATTGAAAGGAGAAATACTGCCTATTCCAAGACTATAACCCTGCCAAGCACGGCAAAGAATCAGCAGCTATTCGGGAACATCTTTGACATTTCAGTCAATAATGATTTTTATGCAGAGGATGCGAATATCGGGGTGAACTTTAACCCGGCAAAGCAGGCGCAGGCTCAGATCTTCCTAGATAATGTCAAGATATTTGACGGAGTTCTAAGGATGATGAAGATCAATTCTCTGGAAGGGGACATAGTTTATGAAGTCAATGTATTCGGTAGGCTTCGGGATATCCTTCACGAACTAGGGGATAAGACTCTGGCGGATCTTGATTTTGATGACTATGACCACACTTGGAATAGAACGAATATAGAAGATTCTTGGGATCGAACTGAATGGGTTGATGGCGGAGATAACTATGTTTATCCTTTGGTAGATTATGGATATTTAGCTGGTACGATTAATGATAATCCAATATTCCCTATAAAGAACTTCAAGCCTGCGGTATTCATTAGCGAAATTCTGAAGCGGATCTTTGCAGAGGCAAACTTTGAGATTCAAGCACCATTCTTCAGTAGCTTCTATTTCAGAAAGCTGCTTTTGATCACGGCAGAAAAAACCATCACACGGGAAAGCACAACTTTGCTAAACCAGAATCCTAGCTTATTTCAGCAGAATGTCACCAGTACTCCTAGCTTTACGCACCTACTAGTTTTTTCTAGCGTAGAGGCTTCAGGATTTACAATTCAAAACGGAGGCACCAGATTTAGATGGACTAAAGCGCAATCTTTAAACACAGGATTAAACCTGAATTTAAGAATTGCATTGACTTCGCTTCAGGGATATACAGACAATATCTGGACTGTCTCTGTTTTGAAAAACGGATCACAGATTTATTCTGCTTCTAGGAATGTGACTTTCATATCACCCGGTCAGGTATTCAGTTGGGATGTAGCGATCTCTGAAGGGGTTGCCCTTGCGACTAATGATTACTTTGAAATCAGGCTAACCGGTACAGTTGCCGGTGGAGGCGGAGGCTATAATCCAAACCTAGAAACGCAGGTAGTGGTAGTGCCTACTGGATCATTCAAGATCGGCAACACGGTACCCGTAGCAGTAGAACTCGAAGAAGGGGATACCATGAAAATCCAATATACGCTGCCGAAATCTTTAAAGCAGAGGGATTTTTTAAAGTCAATTATCTCCATGTACAACTTGTATGTAACGCAGGACAAACTTCGGACAAATGTCCTTGAAATCGTGCCTTATAATGAGTTCTACAGAACCTTCAAGGATCAGGCTTTGGATTGGTCAGATAAGCTAGATCAAAGTCAGGAGATCTCGATCACTCCACTTTCAGAATTGACAGCCAAGGAATACAGGCTTACCTTCGATGATGATGCGGACTACTGGAGTACCTTTTACAAAACCAAATTCAATGAAGCCTACGGGGAAAGCAGAACTATCATTGATAATGATTTCGTGCTAGATACCAAGACGGTGAAAGTGGTATTTAGTCCACCGGTAATGCGGGAGGAAGTGCCGGGGCAGATCATGATCCACCTTTATAAGGTAGAAAATGGGGTCAAAATACCGGACAACTTCAAGCCTAGAATAGCGTACTGGAAGCCTCAGGTAGAATGTTCTACTTGGTATATAGAATATGCTTCAGGCGATATAGCCTACACCAATTACCCGTATGCAGGTCACCTAGATGATCCTATTACACCTTCGGCAGATGTTCTATTTGCCAATCCTAGAGAAGTCTATTTCTCGATCGGAGTATATCCGGGAGATAACCTGTATCAGGGTTACTACGAAAGGCTTATCACTTCGATAGGAGACCGGAACAGCAGGCTTCTGGAGGGCTATTTCTACCTCACACCTACGGACATCATGAACCTAGATTTTAGGACTATCATCAAAGTAGGTGTTCACTATTTTCAGCTTGAGAAAGTTGATAAGTATAACCCGATCGCAAACGGTCTAAGCTATGTATCCCTATTCAAGATCCTTACAAATATCAGCCCTGCAGACTATGACTTCATTCTATTGGAAGATGATTCGTACATGCTTCAGGAAAACGGGACTTCAAGATTTTATATTTAAGAATTATGGCAGATAAGAGAATAAGTCAACTGATTGAAAGAACGGATATCGCAAATAATGATGTCCTTCCGATAGTAGCAAGCGGTGCTACCACTACCAACAAGGTCACTATTTCTACGATCCAAGACTGGATGCAGGAGAACCTAGATGTAGGGGTCACTTCCGTAGGCTTATCTATGCCATCAGCTTTCACGGTAACCAATAGCCCGGTAACTACTTCAGGGAATATCTCTGTGGCGGGTGCGGGTACTGTCTCCCAATATATCCGGGGTGATGGTAGCCTTGCAGACTTCCCTTCAATCTCTGGAGGCGGATCTTCAGTATCTTACTATTTGAACGGATCGGTATCTCAGGGTACTATTGGCGGTGTTGCTTACACAGAGTTGAGCAAAGTTCCCATTTTGGGAGCAGGCACAGACTTCACTATTAATGCTGACGGCTATATTGCTTCATTCATAACGGATGCAGGTGATCCTAGCTTGCTACAAATTCCCGGTGGAAACTGGAATTTTGAGACTTATTTTCAGGCATCTTCTGGAGGCGGAAGCCCTACCTTTTATGTAGAACTTTACAAGGTCAGCGGATCTACTGCTACCTTGATTGCTACTAGTAGCGGAAGCCCTGAGTTGATTGCATTCGGGACAAATATCACTCCATACTTTTCAAGCCTTGCGGTACCTACCACGACGCTTGCCCTTACAGATAGGCTTGCGATTCGTTACTATGTAACGCACTCAGGAAGGACTATCACCCTCCACACGGAAAATAATACGCTTTGCCAAATCATCACCACCTTCACCACAGGATTGACGGCTTTGAATGGGTTGACTGCACAGGTGCAGAACTTCGCTACCGGCACAAGTGGAACTGATTTCAATATTTCAAGTTCTGGAACTACGCATACTTTCAATATTCCAAGTGCTTCGGCTGATAATCGGGGCTTAATTACTACCGGATCTCAGACTATTGCGGGTGCTAAGACATTTTCTGTGGATGCAGTTATTAATGGAGTAAATGTTGGTAGAGGATCGGGATCAATTTCAACTAATACAAGAGTTGGCACTAGTGCTTTAACAAATAATACCACAGGAAGTAGCAATACAGGAGTAGGTTTGCTTGCTTTAGGAAATAACTCCACAGGGGCTAGGAATACATCAATAGGTGAAGGTGCTTTGATGAATAATACTACTGGAAATGATAATGTGGCAGTTGGGGTAGCGGCAGGTGTTTTTCTTACAGATGGAAGTAGTCAAAATTCAATTTCAAACGGTTCGGTTTTTATAGGTGTATCAACAAGATCATCAGTCAATAACCAAACTAATCAGATAGTAATCGGTCACAATGCTATCGGAAACGGCAGCAACACTGTAACCATTGGTAATTCAAGCATAACAAATACCTATCTGAGAGGAACTGTGCAGCTAACCGATACAGGAACTGCTTCAAGTATTAATATCATTTCAAATTCCACAGGAAACGGGGCTATTAATATAGAAAAAAACACAAATGGTACAGGAATAAGAGTAAGCAATGCCGGAATAGGTCAAGGTATTTTTGCCAATAACTCAAGCACAGGAACTGGGATATTGATAGGCAATACTTCGACAGGCAAGGGATTATATATAGATAACGCATCTGGGGCTACCGGTGATCCTTTTGTTTATAGCCTTGGTGGTGCTGCTTTTGTAAAAGCAAAAATAGATTCTCAAGGTAATATTACCGGGAATTCATTTATAAAATCTAGTGGTACTTCTTCTCAGTTCTTAAAGGCGGATGGATCAGTAGATTCTAATGCGTACCTACCTTTAATAGGTGGAACTTTGTCAGGTTCTTTAGGGGGTACTAGTGCTAGTTTTAGCGGTGATATTCAAACCTCAACTAGGTTAATTGCTTCAAATCCGGGAGGTTCTATTATTTTAACAGCAAACCTAGCAAGCACTACAAACAGAATAGAATCTACTAATCTACCTTTAGAGATTTTCACTTCAGGTTCTGAATTAAAGCTAAGAGCAGGGGCGGGTAATGCTCAAGTTACTTTGGCATCTACCGGCGCAGTAACCCTCACCGGTGCTTTGGGTGGAACTACTGCAAGTTTTAGTGGGAATGTTACTTCTACAGCAGGTAATTTTAGATTATTTAATGGTTACTATTTAACTGCAAAAAGAGCGGATGGTGCCGATATTAATGTGATAGGTTTTCCATCGGGAAGCAATAACCTAACATCGGTAACGGCGGGAGATTACAACCTTCAAAACACGGGAGGTACAAATCTTTTTAGCGTATCATCATCAGGAGTGGCTACGGCTAATAGGTTTAACACGGGCAACGGGGCGCTTTCTCAAGGCGGTTTTTGGGGAACACAGATAACTGCCGGAACAGGTAGTTTTGCAAACTTTGCTTTACTTGATGCGGGTACCAATGGGATAATGTATAATCCCACTGGGACTTTAAACATGACCTTTACCGGAAATGTAGGAATAGGAATTACTTCAAGTGCGAATTATCCTTTGCTAATTTCAAGAAGTACGGCGGGTGTAGGTTTGCAAATAGAAAACTCAACAACATATTCTCATTTAAGGCTTCAAAGTTCGGGTACTAATTCAGACTCATATTTGACTTTGAATCCTACGGGTACTGGTGCCGCATTTATTCAAGTTGGAGATATAAACAGATTTAGAATATCTTCAAGCGGAGACTCTACTTTCTTTGGAAATGTCACATCAAGTGGATTTCTTTCAAGTAATGACCGATTATATATGCCAGGAAATCGTCCTATTTCGGATTGGTTTTCAAGTAGTTTAACGGCGGGGTATAGTTCGACCAATGGATATGGTTGGGTAAATGGAGCGGGAAATTTATTACTTGGGACTAATGGAGTAGAACGAATCCGTATTACAGATAATGGTCGAGTAGGTATAGGCACTGATAATCCAAGCGATATTTTGACTGTTGTTGGAAATATAAATTTACCAAATGGCGTAAATAGACAAATAACAATTGGTAGTCAAACAAATTACAATTATAGACTTGGTACGGATGGCGATGATTTTAGAATATTAGAAGCATCCACAACCGAAAGACTAAGGTATAGTTATTTGAATACAAGATGGAATATCACCGGTGGACTTGCAGTTTCCGGATCACTTTCAAAAGGTTCGGGATCATTTAAAATTGATCATCCATTACCCGAGAAAAAAGACACTCATCACCTTGTTCATTCATTTATTGAAGGACCACAAGCGGACAATATATACAGAGGAAAAATTGAATTAGTACATGGATCGGCCGAAGTAAATATTGATAATTCATCGGGCATGAGTGAAGGAACATTTGTACTTTTGAATGGAAACATTCAATGTTTCACTTCGAATGAAAGCGGATGGACTCCGGTAAAAGGAAAAGTCGAGGGAAATATCTTGAAGATTGAAGCACAAGACTCAAAATGCAAGGATACCATTTCATGGCTTATCATTGGTGAACGAATTGACCAACACATGATTGATACTGATTGGACAGATGAAAATGGTAAAGTAATTGTAGAACCTTTAAAAGATAAAGTTAAAATAGTAGAAGAACAAAACGAAAACCAAACAGAAGATGAAAGTAACACTTAACGAGGACCAAATCAAAATGCTAGAAGCATGGGCACAAGAGTTGCCTACCAAGTACGGGATGTCCTTCATTCAATTCCTAGCGCAGCAAGTGCAGGAGCAGAACCCGAAGGAAGAAGCAGAAGCAGAGTAAAAATCAAATGGGGAATTCTTGGGGATTCCCCAAACCTTTAAAATACCTATCCAATGGCTGAAGAAAATAAAATCATTTTAGATGCGGACGTCAAACCCCTCAAGAAACAATTAAGGGAAGCGACTCAAGAACTACAAGTAGCACGGCAGAAGTACGGTGAATTTTCAGATGAAGCAGTACGGGCAGCGCAAAAGGTAGCAAGCATCCGAGATTCTATTGAAGATGCAAATGAGGCATCGCAGCTATTTGATCCGGGCAAAAGATTTCAGGCATTAACTACGGCAGCCTCCACAGCAGCCGGTGGGATTGCAGCGGTTCAGGGTGCTATGGCTTTATTCGGTTCTGAATCCGAAGAAGTAGAAAAGGCTCTCCTAAAAGTACAGGGTGCAATGGCACTTTCTCAGGGGCTTTCCCAACTAAAAGATGTAGGGAAGGTCACAGAGCAATTAAAGCTATCCTTCAGGGGATTATTTGTATCTGCAAAGTCTGCCACTACGGCAACGGATGGACTTACCAAGGGAACGAAAGGACTTAGCAAGGCGATTATAGCCACCGGTGTAGGTGCTTTGGTAGCTGCCCTAGGTTTGCTGATTGCAAACTTTGACAAAGTGAAGGAAGTAATGATGAAGCTATTCCCTGTTTTTGAACAGCTAGGAAAATTCATCAGCGGAATCATCACCGGATTCACAGACTTTATAGGCTTGACTTCTGAGGCAGAAAGAAACCTAGAAGCATTGGGCAAAACTAATCAGAAGCTGAATGATGACATCAACAATAAAATCAAGCTACTATCTGCCCAAGGCGGAAAAGAGGCAGAGATCTATAATCTTAGAAGGCAGCAGATCAACGGTGAATTAAAGCTACTTGAAGAGACTCAAAAAACTAAGGGCGAACTCACAGACGAAGAACAGAAACGGCAGAAGGAACTTTTAACAGAGAACGCTGTGGAAGCAGCCAACTACTACAAGTTTACTCAGGAGCAGGAGAAAGCAGCAGCAGAGAAAAGCAAGGCAGCAGCGGAAAAGGCAAAAGTAGAAGCCGATAAAAGAAGGGCTTTGGAACTTGAAGCGCAGGGCATACTAGAAGATGCGAAGCTAGAACTGCTAGACAAGAGACAGCAGGAAGAAGCAGCGGTAGAGAAGGAATATGAAGCCAAGAGAAAGAAGCTAAAAGAGGCAGGGATCAAGGATGACGGCAGCCTAGAAATGGCACGGCAGAACAGACTTGCTGAAATTAGAAAGCAGTACCAAGAAGAAGAAGATAGCCGGGAGCAGGAATTCCAGAAAAGGCTAAATGATATCCGAACAGAGATCAGACTTGCCGGGATCAAGGATGAAAATGAGAAGGCTAGACAGCAGATACTTCTTGACTTTGAAAGCAAGCGACAGGATATTCTAGCAAATGAGAAACTGACCGGTGAACAGCGGATCGCACTGCAGCTAGAACTAGCACAGCAGGAGCAGCAGCAACTTGCAGCCCTTCAGCTTACCATTGATCAGCAGAATGCAGAAAAGGCTTTGGCTGATCTTGACATGCAAATGAAAGAGGCGGATGCAAGCTACCAGATTCAGAAGGATTTGATTGACAGGAAAGAAGCCTTGTCACTTGAGCAATATCAGCAGGGTCTAATTAATGAGCAGCAATTCAATGAAGCTATGAAAGGCTATTCTGAGGCAAGAATCGAGATTGATCGGAAAGAGAATGAGGCTAAGATGCAGAACGCTGCTATGGCAGCAGGGCTATTGAATACGGTCTCTGATCTAGTAGGTAAAAATACGGCAGCAGGAAAGGCTACGGCTATCGCAGCTACTACGATTGACACTTATCTGGGTGCGCAGAAGGCTTATGTCTCTCAGCTAGTTCCTGCAGATCCTTCTTCCCCTATTCGTGCTGCTATTGCTGCTGCTATTGCGGTGGCAGGCGGTATCAAGAATGTGCGTGAAATTGTCAAGACAAAAGTACCCGGAGCGGGTGCAGTTTCTGCTCCTTCTATTTCTGCTTCTGCACCGGGTGGAGTTCCGCAAGTACCTACTATTGGGAACAGCCCGATCACAGCACTAGGGGCAGCTATGCAACCTGCAAAACCTTTGCGTGCGTATGTGGTGGAAAGCGATGTGACTGGCACTCAGAAGCGAGTAGCAGATATTGAACGCAGGGCAGGATTTTAATACTTAAAGATATGGAAAAGAAACTACCACTATATGAGATGATGATCGGGGATACGATCGAAGGCGAAGAAGAAGTAGACTTCATAGCCCTAGTAGAATACCCTGCAATTCAGAAAAACTTCCTAGCCTTTTCGCAGCAGTTTGTAGAGCCTAGCCAAGGGGAAAGCAAAGAGGACTTTCTTCCTAGATGCATAGAATACATGATAAATGAAGGCAAGGAATCAGAGCAGGCGGTAGCTATCTGCTCAAGCCAATGGGAAGGTAGATTCCAAGAAGATTCATATAATGATTACCCTCAATCAGCTAAGGATAACGCAGAGCGTGGTATCAGCTTAAATGAGGCAGTAGGGAATAGATGCGCTACTCAGGTAGGAAAAGTCAGAGCGACTCAAATAATGGCAGGAGAAAACCTGTCTAGGGAGACCATCCGAAGGACATATTCCTACCTAAGCAGGGCTGCAGAATATTATAACCCGGAAGATACTGAAGCCTGCGGGACTATCAGCTATCTTCTCTGGGGTGGTGAGCCAATGCTAAGATGGGCAGAAAGCAAAATGAATCAGGAAGACTTCAGGGCTGTAGGCTTCAACAAATTTAATATTGAAAACCAAGAGCAGCGAATAGTTACCGGGGCTTTGATGATTGCGGATCTTCCGATCTACAGAAGGGATGAAGATGAGGAGTACTATGTCAGCTTTTCAGCTGCTGAGATCAAGAAGATAGTACAGCGATTCTTTAAAAAAGGCTACCAGTCAAAGGTAAATGTAGAGCATAGCACCCCGGTAGATGGGGTATATATGTTTGAAAGTTTTATCATTGACCGGGAGAAGGGAATCATGCCTCCAAAAGGATTTGAGGACATTTCAAATGGATCATGGTTCGGCAGCTTTAAAGTTGATAATGACAAGATCTGGAATGAAGTGAAGGCAGGTACTTTCAAAGGCTTTTCTGTGGAGGGACTTTTCCGTTATGAAAAGACAAACAAGGTAGTAAGCAAGGAAGAACAGATCATGGCTCAGATCTTCAAAATTCTAAGCCAAATTGAACAGTAAAAACAATTTAATATTTACTTATATGAACGCAAAAGACGCACTAGTAGAAATCAAAAAACTTCTTTTCTCTGAGCAGGAGAAAGAGGCTGCCTTCGCATTGGTTGAAGGTAAGCTAGTAGATGGCACAGCGGTTGCCTATGACCTTGAGGCGGGTGATATTTTCGTAATTGGTGAAGATGGGGCTCAGATCCCTGCACCGGTTGGGGAGCATCAACTTGAATCAGGTGAAATCGTGGTAGTCCTTGAAGAAGGTAAAATTGCAGAGGTAAAGCAAGCAGAGGCAAAGGTTGAAATTGAGATCGAAGCTGCTGAAGAAGTACCTGCTGAAGAGCCTGTAAAGGATGAAGCAATGGCAAAGGTTGAGCAAGCAATGGGTGACCTTGAGAAAAAGGTAGAAGAATTGACTGCAAAGGTTAAGGCTATGGAAGAGAAAGCTGAAGAAGTTAAGGAAGCGGTGAAAATGTCTGCCGTAGTTCTTGAGTCTCTAGCAAAAGAGCCAAGCGATAAAGCTATCACAGCACCTAACCAATTTGCAAAGCAAATCAAAGAAGAAAAAGTAGACAGGTATAACAGCCTTCAAAACGCATTTCAAAAATTAAAACAAAAATAAAATGGCACTAGATTTATCAGGATTAACTAACTATGTGAAGGAGAACGAATTGCAGTTGACATCTGCAGCTATCTTCTCTGCAAAAACTGCTTCTTTGATCGAAGCACTTGGTAATGTTCAGGTGGGTATCAAATCCGCTGAAACTATCAACATCATGACTACCGATGCGGTATTCCAAGCAGGCGGAACTTGCGGGTTCTCTTCTTCTGGAACTACTACCATCACTCAGCGTACTATCACTGTAGGTAAAATTAAGATTCAGGAAAGCATCTGCCCTAAGGCATTTGAAGCTAAATACACTCAGAAGGCTTTGAGAGAAGGATCTACCTATGACTACATGGCTTACGGTGCTGAGTATTCTGCTCAGAAAGTAGCTAGAATTGGCGCAGCCCTTGAGACTGCTATCTGGCAGGGTAACACTGCTTCTTCTGATGGTCAGTTGAACAAGTTCCAAGGATTCGGAACTATTATCAATGCCCTTGGATTCGGTGGTGCAGGCGATCCTATCAATGGTAACACTGCTAACCAGACTACCTTGACTACTTCCAATGTTATCGCTGCTGTGGACATGGTATTCGCTGCCCTTCCTGCTGCTTTGTTGGACAAGTCTGATGTAGTTATCTTCTGCGGTAATGATACTTTCCGTGAGTATGTACTTGCCTTGAGAGACGCTAACCTTTACCACTACCCTGTTGATGCTGCTAACATGGAACTAATTGTTCCCGGCACTGCTATCAAATTGATTGGTGTTAACGGATTGAACGGAACTGATCAGCTTTTCGGACTTTCTATGAGCAACATGTACCTTGGTACTGACCTTTTGAATGAGCAAGATCGCTTTGAGTTGTTCTACGCAAAAGAGGCGGATGAGATGAGATTCGTAGTAGAATTCAAATTGGGTGTACAAATTGCCTTCCCGGATGAAGTAGTATTCTGGAAGAAGTATGTAGCACCTTAATTAAAATCATGGGCAGGGGATTCACTCCTGCCCTTTCACAAATCTTAAAATAAAAAATATATGGCTTGCGCATTAACTCAAAACTATACCCTTGACTGCAAAGATTCTATCGGCGGTTTGAAGGAAGTATATTTCGCAGCCGTAGAAGATATTGCATCTTGGACAGGTACTGCCGGAACTTACACCGGTGTGACTATGGATTCAGGCAAATATTTTTGGAAGTACGATCTTGTAAAAGAATCTTCCAACTTTGCTGAAGCTGTCAATACCAATGTTCAGAATGGCACTGTATTCTACGCTCAAACTCTGGAGATCATCCTAAACAAATTGCAAGTGAATACTCGAAATGAGATCCTTCTTCTTGCGAAAAATAGACTTGTTGCCTTGGTAAAAGACAATAACGGCAAGACTTGGGTTCTTGGAGAAGTTAACGGACTTGACTTGACTGGTGGCGGATCAGGATCAGGTACTGCTTTCGGTGATCGAAATGGCTACACCTTGACCTTTACAGGTAACGAAAAGGAACTTGCTGCCCTATTTACCGGCACTCCTCCTTTAGACTAATATTTGGTTTGTTGTTTAGATGTGAAAAGCAGCCTCAATTTTGGGGCTGTTTTTTTTGTGTACATAAAGAAAGGATTTTGTATTTATAGATATGGTGATAATCGAGAAGGGTGCAAATAGCGTGATCTATATAGCCCTGTTTGACAAAAAAGAAACTAGCAGCAATACCTATACCTTTTTATTTCAGCATGAAGTAACAAAGGAAGAAGTGACTTTAAACCTAACAGATGTGAGCGATTTCAAAGATAGATATTCTGAGTTTGCAATTAGCGAAGCCTCTTTCAGTTCTTCAACGGTGGGATTCTGGCGGTACTATGTAACCCAAACGGGAAGCGGTGCTGATATTATTGCTACCGGAAAAATGGAATTGACTGCACCTAATCTTTCTACTACTGGAGTAGTTAGATACAACGGCTATAATGGTACTTATAAGACCTATACAACAGCATGATAAAATTATTCAAATTCGATCAAGTGCCTTTGCCCGTTTACAAAGAAGTAAAAGGAAAGGAATACATCTACTACGGGGAGAAGAATGATTATCCTAACTACCTGCTAAGGATCTACAATAACAGCGCAAAGAATAACGCTATTATAACCGGCAAGGTAGACTATATCTGTGGCAACGGGTGGACTGTGAAGGCTGAAGATGAGATGCAGAAGGCAAAGGTTTTTGGCTTAATTGATCGAATCAACACCAAGCAGGAAAGCCTAAATGAACTGACAAAAAAGCTAGTCACGGATCTTTCTATTTTTGGCGGTTACTACCTTCAGGTGATCTGGACTAAGGGAACCGGGGAGATCGCAGAACTTTACCATGTTGACTATTACAAGGTCAGAACGAACGCAGACAATAGCGAGTTTTATGTCTCTGACAATTGGATCAAAAATGATAATGTCAACCCTAGACCGGACTTTGATACTTACCCGGCATTTGATCCAAACAACACCACCGGGACACAGATTCTGTACTTCAAAGAATACAGAGCGGGAGCCAATACCTATTCACTTCCAGACTACCGGGGTGCGATCAGCTATATTGAACTAGATATTTCGATTGGCGAGTACCACCTAAACACGATCAATAACGGAATGTTCTCAAGCAAGCTGATCAACCTGAACGGGGGAAAAGTAAGCCAAGAGGAAGAGGATCGAATCGAGAGACAATTTAAAGATAAATTCTCTGGATCTAAGAACGCAGGAAAATTCATGCTTGCCTTCAATGATAGCAAGGAGAACGAGCCTTCAATCGTAGATCTTTCGGGTACTGAATTAGACAAGCATTTTGACCTACTAAATAAGACCGTACAGCAGGAGATTTTCACCGGGCATAAAGTTACTAGCCCAATGCTTTTTGGGGTTAAAACTGAAGGGCAGCTAGGCGGAAGGGCAGAAATGCGGGAGGCTTCTGAACTATTCCAGAATACCTATGTAAATGCAAAGCAGCAGGCACTTGAGGAAGTAATTAACTACCTTCTGAAGTTCAATGATATTATTGCTGAACTTGAGATCAAGAAAACAGAGCCTATCTCTTTCCAATTTAGCGAGCAGATCATCAGCACTAACATGACTCAGGATGAGATCCGGGAGAAGCTAGGACTTGCACCTATCGAGAAGAAGGAAACTCAAGGAGCGCAGGATGTTATAAATTCTTTGAACAGCCTATCTCCATTGATTGCTACTAAGGTAGTGGAGTCTATGGATGTGAATGAATTAAGACAGTTGATTGGGCTTCCTGTGCGGGCTGAAATTACTACACCTGATACGCTTGGAGAAGCACCTTCTGAAATATTTTCAGATCACCTATACCTTGAATGCAGCATCTCAGAATACGATGCAGCGATCCTAGAAAAGTTTGAAGGCAAAGGAGTATCTAAGGAAAGATTCAAGGTAATTGAAAGCACAAAGATGCACTTCTCAAGCATGGATGATTTTATCAAGCAGGATCTTTTTGCTGAATACCAACTGAATGAAATCCAAAGAAAGATAGTCACTCAAATTCAAAGAGACGAAAATATCACAGTTCCACAGCTTGCAAAAATTATAGGTATAGATGAGGCTTCTGTCATCTCCAGAATTAATACTTTGATTGATGATCAGGTCTTGGTGGAAAAAATCAGCCGGGAAGGGTTGATCACCAGATCCGTAACCCGGACAGGGGATGCAGCTATCAAGAGACTTCAGCCTGTCACTTCTTTTAAGGTGCTATACAGCTACGAAGAAAGACCAAATGTACCTGCCGCTAAAAGCGGATCAAGACCTTTGTGCGAGAGGCTATATGGTAGCGGTCTATTCTTTACAAGAGAAGAAATCCAAAACATATCCAATCAGCTAGGCTATTCTGTATTCCAACTTTGCGGAGGATGGTACACAAATCCTAACACAGGCAGAAGAACTCCTTTCTGCAGACATGAGTGGAAAAGAAATGTAGTAGTAGAAAAAACATCACGATGAGCGCTAATGTATTAATGATATCGGAGCAGTCCTTCAAGGACTTCACCGTAGCTTCCGCAAACATAGATCTAAAGAATGTCACTCAGGTAATTAAGATGACGCAGGACAGGTATATACATCCTATCTGCGGGACTGCGCTTTACGATAAGATCCTGACATTGATCTCAAACGGGACAATAGGATCTGGCGGGAATGCGGTCTACAAGACTTTCCTAGATAACTATCTAACGGATACCCTTTTCAACTATGTACTAGGTGAATTGCCTATGGCGATGCAGTACAAATTTGTAAATAAGGGAGTAGTAAAGCGCAAAAGCGAGAACATCACAGAACCTACCTTTGCAGAATTGCAGAGCATCAGCCAATACTACAAGGGATATGCGGAATGGTACGCAGAACGGGCGATCAATTACCTATGCGCAAACTCTGAGCAGTACCCTGAGTACTTGAATCCCGGCAGCGATGTCACTACTATTCAGCCTGTATCTAACCAGTACAAGGTGGCTATTAATCTAGGCAGGGGTGACTATGAAGATCACAGACCATACTCTGAAAGATACCAAGGGAATAGATACAAAAAACCATTTTAAAAATGGCTTACAGCAAAAACGAAAAGAAGCTCAAAGAATTCTTATCCAAACAAGATGACATTAGTAGAACTAGTCAAAAAACTAAAAGCAATCCAAGAAGCGCACCCAATGATCCGAACCTTCGGAGAGGGTGACATCTACGATTATGTAGATAATGGCGGTGAGATTGAATACCCGGTTCTCTGGACTGTGGTCAAGCCTTCCGTATATTCTAGTACTACTTTGCGCTATGATCTAGTCCTTCTTTTTGCTGACCTATTAACAGAGGATAAAAGCAACCGGCTGCAGATCCAGAGCGATCAGATGCTAGTGGCTTTGGATGTCCTAGCAAAACTAAAACTAGATAATGATTACAGCTTTAATACTGCGCCTAATGCTTCTATCGAATTCTTTCAAGAACGCTTCGATGACTTTACAGCGGGTGTATCCATTGATATCCAGATTACTGCTCCTATGCCTTTAGATTTTTGTTCAATTCCAACAATAGCTTAAAATGAATGTCTTGAAGAGCGATGAACTAGGAGTGCCGTCTACCTTTGTAGCAATCTTTGCAAATGTTAGTGCTATGGCAGGACTTCAATTTGTTAACTTAGTTTTTACTTCGGTAATTTCTATTTTATCTATTGTTTATTTGGTTTATAAAATACGGGGCGAAATAAAGAAAAACAATGGCAAAGGCTAAAGCAGTAGCACAGATAAAAATAACCTTCGGGAAAAGGAGAAACGGAAAGGCAAAAAAAGCATATTCCAAAAGTTTAAACAAGCCTAAAAAATACAGGGGTCAAGGAAGATGAAAAAGTTTTTTGAATGGTCATCAGGATTCTTGTCTGAAAATGGACAGGCTTCTAGTAAAAGATTTGTAGGAGTATTTAGTGCGGTAGCTTTGTGCTATACTCTTTACGCAAATCACGATGCGGTAAATGAGCCTTCAGAGGCTTTGGTTTATTCGGTGGCTGCTTTGTCTGCTGCTGCCTTAGGAATTAGTGCAGCGGAAAAGATTTTTAAAAAGCCTAACTCAGGGGAATGAAAAACCTAAGCAAGGAAGAACTATTAAGTAGAATGGAGGCAATTAATCGCAGCAATGCGATTATTTACTTTGATCTTAATGGTTTTATCCTTGGGGTAAATGTTATTTTTTTAAAGGCTATGGGCTTAGGTGAAGACGAACACAATAAGCTAATAGGAAAACACCATTCTATTTTTGTCAGCTACGAATATTCAAAGTCTGAGGATTACACTAAATTTTGGGAAACGCTTCGAGAAGGAAAGTTCTATGAAGGAGAATTTGAAAGGCGAAAAATAGATGGGAGTCCAATCTACTTGCAGGCTACTTATAATCCTATCTTTAATGAGATTGGTGAAATAACTAAGATCATGAAGATTGCTACTGATATTACCCAAACTATTAAAAGCAAAAATACTATTGAAGAACTTTCAAATAAAGTCAAGGCTGAATTAGAAAATTCAAACAAGCTAAGAGAAGCGATTGAAATAGAAAAGGATGCAGCGGTTAATGACTTGGATGCTACTATCAAGAAAAGTCAAAACGAATTAATCAAAGTAATTGTAAAGTCTGCCTTATTTGTGATTATGTCTGTTGGATTTATTACTACGATAATGTACTCTTTTGCAATCCTATCAAATAAGGACACTCAGATCATCGGATCTACTTGGTCAAATATGTTTTCAGTTTTATTAACAAATGCCTTCTCTATTGTAGGCACGATCATGGGTATTAAATACGCAACATCAGAAGATAAAAAAAATAAAGAATGAAAATTAGTCAACACCTATCACTTTCCGAAGTGACCAGAAGCGATTCAGCCAAGAGGCACGGGATAGATAACACTCCTACAGCTGAACATTTGGAAAACTTTAAGCTACTAGCAGAGAAAGTATTTGAGCCTATCCGGGCGCACTTCGGAGTTCCTATCCATATTTCGAGCGGATACAGAAGCAAGGCTTTGAATCAGTTCGTCAAGGGGAGTTTATCCTCTCAGCATTGCAAGGGTGAAGCCATTGATATCGATATGGATGGAAGCAGCAACGGGGTGACAAACAAAATGATCTTTGACTTTATCAAAGAGAAGCTAGACTTTGATCAGCTTATCTGGGAGTTTGGCACAGATTCAAACCCGGACTGGGTTCATGTTAGCTACACCAAGACGGGCAACCGGAAGCAGAAACTTAAGGCTGTTAGGTCTGGAGGCAAGACCACCTATCTACCTATTTGATGGAAGTCAAAAAAATAAGCCGAAACCTTCACGCTATTACGCTTGATAGGGATGAAAAAAGAATAGCCTTACTATCGGATATTCACTGGGATAATCCAAAGTGTGACCGGGTAAAATTAAAAAGGCATCTGGACTATTTTCTTGAACATCAGATCCCTATTTTTATCAATGGGGATCTACTCTGCCTCATGCAGGGCAGGGGCGATAAAAGAGGAAACAAAAGCGACATTCTTCCAGAGCACAATAATGCAAGGTATTTAGATTCTGTAATTGATACTGCAGTTGATTGGTGGTCACCCTATGCGCATTTGATTACTGTAATCGGCTACGGGAATCATGAGACTTCGATCATTAAATATCAGGAGACAGATGTCCTGCAGAGATTTGTAGATCTATTGAACTACAAGAATAAGACTCAGGTATATACCGGTGGCTATGGGGGTTGGATCGTGTTTAAATACAAGGTTTATGAAACTACAGTTTTGACCAAGACTATGAAATATTTTCATGGGAGCGCAGGCGGTGGCATTGTTACACGCGGGGCTATAAACTTGACTAGGGCTTTAGAGATCTATGAAAACATGGATATTTTTGTGATGGGTCACATACACGAGAACTCTAGTAGAAATGATGTAAGGGATTCGATTCACTATAATCAAGGGAAGCGATGCTATGAGATAGAGCAGAGACATATTCACCAAGCTATTCTTGGGACTTACAAGGAAGAATATGGGGATGGATTCGGGGGTTGGCATATTGAAAGAGGCGCACCGGTCAAACCTACCGGTGGAAGGATCTTGACCTTTGACGGCTTTGCAAAACTAGACAAGGAAGGGAATAAGGGCTATGAACTTTTGATTGATTCAATTAAGATACCACTATGAAAGCCAATTTAATTTTTAATCTCCCGGAAGATCAATATGACTACTACAGGGCAATCAATGGAGGTGCTACCTTTGGGATTATCCATGACTTTGATCAATGGCTAAGATCTGAAATCAAGTACGGAGAACACGATGAAGAAAAGCACAAAACTTTGGAATTGTGCAGAAGGGAACTTCATAAATTAATTCATGCAGAAAATATAGACCTAGATAAATGATGCAAGATCAAAGAATAGTAGTTGCAATTTTAGCTTTTATTGCTGGGGCAATTGTAGCTTTTGTGGTCTACCCTAGACCAGAGGTAGAGACCGTATATAAATTTGAAACGAAGGTAGAATCAGACACAATTTACACTCGAGTGGTGGACACAGTTTATGTGCCTAAAAACAACATTAAAACCGAAGTTTTAAGGGATACAGTCCTTGTGGATTTTAAGCCTCAAATAAGCCTGTTTAAGACCTCCATTCCTTCGGAGTATGGAAGTACCCATGTAAGCGGTGAAGTCCTTGGAGAAGTCCTAAAAATGACTGCTACGAATGATTTTAAGATTCCTGTGGTAACAAACACAATAACCAACACGGAAACCAAGACAATAATCCAGAAGCCCAAGGGAATCTACCTAGGTGCAGGGATTAACTCACTTCTGCAACCCGGCGCAAAACTTTCCTACTTGGATAATAAATATCTATTTGAATACCAGTATCAACCTGTGACAAAAGTTCACAGCTTGGGAATTTCAAAAAAGCTGTTCTAATGTGGATTGAAATAGATGTAATGCTTGCCGGGAGTACTATGGATTGGCAGGAACTTGGTCTAGAAGTCAAACATGAATTTGTAAGGCGCATGGTCAGGATTGATGACATCGCCTATGTGCAGGAATTGGTGAATGATATTCAGGTGATGTACTTCTACGATAAGAATTCCTGTTTGATCCGGGGCAGCTACCAAGAGATCCGGGATGAGATCCTTCACCTAGATCAGGAAGGGCAACTAGACTAATTCGGTTTTTTTTCCGAATTGGTTAAGTACAATTTACAAAGAGCAGCAGATTTGTAAAAATCCTTTTACTTTACGATATCCTTCAGCTGCTTCCAGATTTCAGATTGCAGATCTCCCCAATACATCTCACATTTGCCATCTTTAAAAGGTGGGGTCATCCAGAATGATTGATACTCTCCCGGCTTGGCGGTGTACCTGTAGCAGCCTTCTTTGTAGGGACAATTTGTCCCCCGGCACATGGTGATGTCAGGGCTCATGATTTAATCTTCATTCGCTATCCTATTTTTTATTCTTGCATCCCTATTCCTTTTGTACTTTTCTTCTAGGGTTTGAATCTTGAGCAGGACTAGGTAGCCTACTAGATCATTGATTACATCTTCATCATCCTTTTCTAGGCTTCCGTTTTTGATCCGCTTCAGTTTGTCATCTATGCGCACCAGTAGTCCTTCTTTTGCGGACAACTTGCTGAATACTCCTAGAGGCTCAAGAGCAGAATTCCCGTACTTCAGATTTTTTGATACTAGCAGTTCCCGGATTTCAAGGAGATAGGAAGATACTTTGTTAGCAAAATTTTCCATTAAAAGGGCAGGGGATTAATTTGAAGAAAGTGGTACCACCAAATAGTAAGCAAAGCAAATAATAAAGCTAGACCTGTCCAAAAGAAAAATGATTTATATTCCTGCTTCATGGCATTTGGCAAATGATCTAAACTTATCCCCGATCAGGTACTGGCTGCTGCGGAACTTTGACCTTCCTTTCTTGATCAGAAAGCCATCTGCAAAGAGAATATAGAATTCATTTTCTGCTACTACCTCATTGAATTGAATGTAGTCTATCCACCAATCGGCAGGCTTGCGGTTCTCATCCATAACCTTGAAGGCTTTCCCGTATCCGAAGGGGTTGATGATCTCGATTTCTTCCATAGTTTTATTTGCAAGTTATAAGGATTAAAAAGTAGGCTTGAAAAAAATCTCACTTTTTGTAGAAAATATTTTCTAAAAAGTTTTTTATTCTAATTTATTTCTTCGATATTTGTTTTATAATTAACCATTAACCAAAACCAAAAAACATCATGAAAATTCAAGACATTAAAAAAGACAGTCAATTCGAAGAAATTACCTTTGCAACAGTTTCAGTACATGGGGTTGCAGGGTATCCATCGGCAGTCAACACTCACGAAAGAAATGTGACCAAGAAAGTTAAGTCGATAAAAGAAGATACTATACTTCAGTATGGGGGTTCTGTTGAGACATTCCGAAAATTTATAGAGTTAGAGGGTGGTGATATTATCCGTATGTTTTGGACTAGTTCTAGAGGCCTATCTTATGCATCTCATGTTTATAGGGATGCAATATAATTTAATAAAAAAAACCAAAACCAAATGAACTACGAAACAGAAAATTATCACGATCAATTGATCCAATTCACCTACGAAGGTACGGAATACAACTGGGTAGGTGACTACACCATAGAACACACCGGGGAACATGAAAGCGAATTTGCTCCTGCCTACGGGGAGATGGAAATCAGAATAGATCATACTACTAGCCTATGCTACTATGATGAAGAACAAGATCTTTTTATTGAGGTAAAACCTACTACTTCTATCTTGATGGAAATAGAACTAGAAATTGAAAGAAACTATTAACCAAACAAACAAACCAATGGAAAAATCAAATTCAATCCAAAACCTTGCCCAAGGTCTAGCCAAGTTTCACGCTATGGTAGGGCGCATTTCTAAGGATGCAAAGAATCCTTTTTTCAAAAGTAACTACGCAAGCCTTCCGCACATCATCACGGAAGTTGCAGATCCTCTGGAAAAAGCCGGGCTAGTCATCACCCAATTCCCTAATGGCGATGGGCTTACTACTATGCTGATTCACGCAGAAAGCGGTGAGTATATTTCAGCTACCTACACGCTTCAGGTAGTTCGTCAGAATGATCCGCAGGCTCAGGGATCTGCTATCAGCTATGCCCGGAGATACGGCTTGACTTCAGTACTAAATCTAGCTATTTCAGATGATGACGCAGAGGCAGCTATGAAGCCCTTGAGACAAAGCCCTGCACCGGTAAAGGTAGCACCTACAGAAGCGCAGTTTGCAGGAATAGTTCAGTACTTGAACGGAACTCCAGAGCAGCAGAAGATGGCTAAGGAGGCACTAAAAAAATACAGCTTAACAAATGATCAACTTGAAATAATCGAAGGACTATGAATCTATATCAAATCACACAGGAAGCGCAGTATCTAGCTGCGCTTCTTGAAACCGAAGAACTCACCCCGGAACTAGAAGCAGAACTTCTAATCAACCAAGAGCAGCTACAAAGCAAGGGTATAAACTATGCCAAGGTAATCGCAAACTACCAAAGCGAAAGCGATCAAATAGATGCCGAAATAAAGAGGCTGAAGGCTTTAAAAGAAAGCCGGGATAAGAAGGTCACATGGCTAACAGAAAGCCTCAAGAATGCGATGCTAGTGAGCGGAATCGAGAAGATAGATTCACCACTATTCAAGATCTCTTTGAGAAGATCCGAAGCGGTTGAAGTAGAAGTACCAGAGGCTTTACCCGTAGATTGGCAGGTAAAGAAGGTAACCATCACAGCTGACAAGGTAGCAATCAAAAAGGCAATCAAGGAAGGGTACTCAATAACCGGTGCTAGATTAATTGAAAACTTTAACCTATCAATCAAATGAAACAGACAGCAACAGATTGGATGTTTGACCATCTATGGGAAACATCAAAGGATAAATTAACTTGGTTCAAGATTTTAATTGATGCCAAAGAAATGGAGAAGGAGCAGATAAAACAGGCTTATTTAGATTCTAGCGAAGAGACTTGTAGAAG